ATAAGCACTATGGTCATAGGAGTATCAGGTAAGAAGCGTAGTGGTAAGAACACTGTAGGAGCCATAGCAATGAGGTGGCTATGGGACAACGCTTTCCCAGCTAGACAGATGGCAATTGCTGATCAGTTGAAACGTGAGGTGGCTGAGGTTACTGGAATGTCGAAGAAGTGGCAGGAGGAGCACAAAGATCGCTGGAGAACCATATTGCAGTGGTGGGGGTCTGAGTTCAGGCGGCATTACTTTGGTGAGGATTATTGGCTTAATCTGCTGACTAAAGAGTTAATGGCAATGGATGAGGATGTTGCGGTGCTGACTGATGTCAGGTTCAAGAATGAGGCTGATTATGTCAGAAAGACTGGTGGCTTTGTTATTCGTGTGGAGAGAGGAACAGGCTTGGTTGATGTTCACAGCAGTGAGACAGACTTGGATCACTACGAGCATTTTGAGCATGTTGTTAATAATGACGGCAGTATCGCTGATCTTGAGGAGCAGGTTGTTGACATATTAAAGAATAATAAGAATCTTCCTAAGCTTAATGAAATGCCATTATGACACCTCCACCTCCAGTCCATCATTTTATTCTAACCAACAATCGCAGTGGTCGTTGGTTTAGGCTCAAGGCTATTTGTTCTCCTACCGGGATGGAGACACGAGTGCAGACTAACTTTGAGCCAGATGAGAAGTTTGATGATTATGTGTTCAATTGGCAGGAGATGGTTATGGAGGAGTATCAGGATGTGACTGGGGTGGACATAGATTGTGACGATTTACGCTAGGCAGGAGGATGATGGATCATGGAGGTTATGGGTGAATAGTTACGGCATGGACTCACCTGCTGGGACTAGGTTGGATAGAGGTGCATTGTTCCCCCAGGAGACACTGTACGACCATGAGGATGAGGCTGAGGCTAAGATTAGTGCGGCTAGGTTGCAGAAGTATATAGACGAGAGAGAAATGGCTTTATGGGTGAATAGGAGAAGAAAACACAAATGGAAATAAAAGATTATTACGACAGGTTCAGTGATGCGTATTTGAATGAGTATGGTTCATTGATTCAATCATCATTATTTGCTGATAAGCCTAAAGACTTTGCACAAGTGATGATGGGTAGAGCGATGATTACGCCACAGCATAGTGTGCTTGATGTTGGTTGTGGGGTTGGTGGTGTGATGCTTGGCCTCATGGAGAATGGGGTTTTGGATGTTACCGGGGTGACGATTAGCAGTAGGCAGATTGAGTTGGGTAGAGAGTTGGATGCTGATTTAAATATGGAATTGGCTGATTTCATGGATTGGGATGATCGAGGCAGGAAGTTTGATAGGATCATATTCTGCGAATCTTTTGGATATTTTACTGAGCCTGATAAGCTGATTGAGAAAGTCCGTGGATTATTGGCACCAGGTGGAATGGTTTATGTGAAAGATTTGTGTGCTGTGAATGATCCTGACCTGATGCAGCAGGTTGGCCTTGAGGCTATAGGTAATTTGTGGAGATGGTACAACATATATACTACACAAGAGATGGCATGGATGTGGGGTATGAGGCGAATAGGTGGTGGGGATAATTTATGGAGAGAAACCTCCTGTCGTAAGTTTATTGATTTTGTTATGGGTAATGGATCATTTGCCAAGGCTCATGGTGAGGAGTTAGCCAATGCTGGGATGAAACAGCAACCAGCGTGGAATGGGCAAGTCCCAGTGAAGACAAGTGACTTTTTATTTGCGTGATAGAACAGGCTGAACAGGAGTGTGTGGATATTGTTTTGGGTAATCATCCCGGTGATAGCTGGGTATACACCAATGACCAGTATTCATTCCTAGACGGCATGTTTGTTAGAGGTGGAGTGATTAAGGCGGTGGCAGAGATTAAGAGCAGAGAGTGTGCATTTGGGACACATGAGAAAGAGATGCTTAATTGGAACAAGATGGAGGCAGGACAGTGGGCTAGTAGGTCATTTAGGTGCCCATTCTATCTGTTCAGCTATCATGCTGTGAGTGATGTTGTGGCTTGTTATCAGGTGACAAATAGTTTGGGAGAGTTTGTGAGAAAATATGATGTAAGTGATTATGGGCAAAACAGAAACAAAAACGAAAGAGACACCAAAACAGTCAGAAGAACAGTCTGGCTCAACAGCGAAAACCCAAGTCTCCTCAAGAGATGCGGATTGCGATGTCTTTACTGAGAAATATTTTGGGATAAAATTGTATGATTGGCAGAAGTCAGTTCTGTTAGATTTGAGCAAGCCCGGTGCGCGAGTTGCATTGAAAGCGGCAAATGGCTCAGGAAAAACTGCCATGATAGCTGCACCTGCTGCACTGTGGTATGCGCTGATCTATCCCGGTAGCATAGTTATCACTACATCAGGTGTGTATAGGCAGGTCAAAGAGCAGATGTGGCCTCAGGTTAGATCATTAGCCAGCAAAGTAGCTGGGCTAGGCATGACAATTAATCAGACTGATCTGACTATGGACAATGGCAGCAGGATCTTGGGGTTTGCAACTGACTCACCAAACCGTTTTGAAGGCTTTCACGGCAATGTTTTTATAGTGTTGGACGAGTGTAAAAGTATTGATTCTGACCTATTTGAGGCGGTGGCTCGTATCCAGCCAAATCGCATCCTAGCCATGAGTTCTCCAGGTGGAACGACTGGTAAGTTTTATAAAATTTTCACTAAAGAACAGAAATGGTGGAAGCTTCACACTGTTACTTCTTACCAATGTCCCCATATCAAGAAAGAATGGATAGAAGAACAAATGGAGATGTGGGGCAAAGACCATCCATTGATCAGATCCATGATCTTTGGAGAGTTTCAAGAGACAAGCGGAGAAGGCTTGGTGATCACATGGGACAGTCTAATGCAGTGCTTGGATAGTCCACCAACCAAAGATGGTGGTGAAATTGTAGCCTCGTGTGACTTTGCGGCAGCAGGTGATGAAAGTGTTTTCTGCATGAGAGTGGGAAACAAGATCACCAAGCTAATTGCATGGAGAGAGGCTAATACTATGGCAGGTTGTGCCCGATTTGCTTTGGAATTTGAGAAAGCAAAGCTGAAACCTGAGCAGATATTTGGTGATGCAGGTGGACTGGGGTTACCTATGTGCCATCAGCTTGCAGAGATGGGTTGGCCAATTCATCAGGTTAACCTGGGAGGCAGAGCACATGATCCCGACAAGTACGTCAACCGGGGCACAGAGATGTGGTTTGAGGCATCTAGACAAATAGACCGCATGGAGTGTATATTGCCTGATGACGAGATCCTGCACAGTCAATTGACAACTAGACGGGTTGCAGCAAGTAAGAACGGTAAGCTGAGCTTAGAAAGCAAGAAAGAGATGAAAGCTAGAGGCTTTAGTTCACCTGACCGGGGTGATGCGGTGGTCATGACATTGGCCAGTTATAGCGACCAATACATGTGGAACAGACGCTATCAGCCTAGTCTGGAAGAGATTGTTGAGGCAGGTATGCATGAATGGACAGATGACAGTAAACTAAGAGAAAGTATGGGATTAAACACAGGATGAGCGGAATGCAGATTGTTAGGTTGGTACTTGAATTATTAAAAGAATTATTGAGTTATGGTAAAAAAGCTGAAAAAGAGAAACTGGAAGCAGATATCAATGATCGTGCTGATGATAAGCGCGATTGGATTAGGCAGCGGATGCAGGACACCGATCAAGCTGGACGCGACGAAGAGACTGATTCTTGATAATGAGAGAGGTTTTCAGGACGCATATATGGCATCTCCACAGGCTAAGTTGTTTGTTGAGGATTGTCTGGAACAGATAATCCAATATGAGAAAGATTTAGAAAAAGCCAGCATTCGCAACTAACAACGCCTAAAAAAATTGCATAAAAGCAGCAGGACGCACCAAAAATGGGTGCGTCTTTTTTTATGAAAATGAAAGACCAACTGGAGTGTTTCTGCACGGACATCGAAAAACTGGTGGATCGCTATCAGGAAGAATTTGATTTAGACGATGCAACACTCATAGGAGGTCTTCAGATGTATTCATGTCTGATGTCATTACAGGCAATGGGTTACCTCCTCGGAGATGACGAGGAGGAAGATGAGGAAGATGACTTTACTATATGAAATCTCGTGATGAATTAAACGCATCAGTCCTACAAGATTTAGCAGACCGTAGCGTTTGGGATACCAGACAACGCATGTTTTATGAGATGCGTCACCATGGGTTAAGAAGAAAAAACAAACCTTGGCCCGGTGCATCAGATGTACATTTCCCACTGGTAGACACCACAATAAGCGAACTTAAACCTGCTTATTTCCAGCAGTTATTTGCTACAGACCTGATTGCCCAGTTCATTCCTACAACCCCACAGGTTGCAGAATACACAACAGCGGCGGCACAATGGTTTGATCATAAAATAAAGCAAAAGACTAATTTAGAGACAGAAGTCCTGAGTGCCGTTGATTCCATGCTTATGAGCGGGAATGGGGTAATGAAGATTCTGTGGGACAATAAAGCGAAGAGGCTTAATTATTATTCAATAGAACCACAGCATTTTGTCGTTCCTAGCTGGACCAGGAGTCTAGAAGAGGCAGACAGAATGTGTCATATTTCGGTTTACTCAGTTGATTCGTACAAACGGCAAAAGCACCTAAATCAAGATCCAGAAGTCATTACCCAGATTGCTGGGAGTTATAACAATGATGCCGGGGATATGGACACTGAGTACACCAAATTCGAGCGCGAAGGACTAACATTCACTGATGAATCAAAGATCATTGTTTGGGAGGTTTATTTCCGCGATGACAAGACTGGGGAGTGGTGCATTTGCACATTCTCACCTACTCA